TGTACACATCGTACATAGAGTACTTAGAAACCTTAGCTGAAGGTAACTAAAAGAAGAGGGGGCAACTAAGCCCCCTTTTTTTATTTCAATCCATATAGTTCCGCAGCAAACCTAGCTATGAGAGCTACATCATCTAGCCTCTCTTTTGCTCTATCCTTTGGGCGAGACTCATATAGATTAGCATCTAGATACCTGTGTGCTGGTATGAGCAACGTAGTTAACTCATCGTAGAACTTTTCTTGTTTAGCTTTTGTGAGCCTTAAGGCTTCTTGTTCTAAGCTATTACTCATAGGTTTTCCTTCATAAACACTTTGACCCACTCAGCACAGATGTCACTACGTACAATGTCATCTACACCAAACTCTATGATAGGCACAGGCAGCATGTACTTCTTAGCTAAGTGTATCACTTTAGATAAACCATCAGCTTCTTTTAAGTCAGACTGTTGTACGTCACCATTGAGAACTATTGTACTGTTTTCACCTACTCTTGTCAACAGCATCTTTAGCTCGTGAGTTGTGATGTTCTGTGTTTCATCTACAATAATAAATGAATTATCAAAGCTCCTACCACGCATGAGTGCCAGAGGTGCCATTTCAATATTACCATTCTTAACTCCTGTATCTACACTACCCTTACCTAAATGTTTCTCTAACACATCAAGCACAGGCAAAGCCCACGGGTATGTCTTTTCTTCTAAGCTACCGGGTAGATAGCCTAAGTCTTTTCCTACAGCTACGTGCGGCCTAGTGATAACTATCTTGTCAATCTTCTTTGTGATATACAAGTCAGCAGCAAAGGTAGCTGTAACGTATGTCTTGCCTGTACCTGCTGGGCCAAGCACGAATACTTGTGAGTTTTCCTTCAGGGCATCTATGAACATCTTCTGCTTGTTTGTCCGTGGCAGAAGCCCTGAAGTATTCTTTTGTTCAGCGTTCTTGTAGTTTGTCTTTCGACGGGTGCGCCGTTGTTTAACTGGGATTACATTATCCATTACAAAACAATTAGCTCCGCTTCCCCGTAAGGTATATGGAAAAACTTCTCGCCTTTCATGATACGTCTACCTCTAGCTTCACGGATAGTATCGTCTGTCATTTGTGATCCTAGTATCTTCCAGCAAGATGTTAGATCATTATTGAAAACAAAGAAGTTTACTTTGTAATCGTACTTTTTTAACAGCCTTGTCTTGCGATCAGGTATACGTATCTCAGCCCAAGTAGCAGGCCAAGCTTCCACCCACCCTCGCTTAACCTCTGCCTCACTATAATACGTAACGCCATCCTTAGTTGACTCTACATCTGCATAGTAGTTTTCTTTTACAGAGGATATTTCATGACCTTCTCTTTCAAGAACTTCAATAAGCCTTACTTTAGCTGGGTTATCGAAGCGATCATACAAGTGTGGTTCAAACGGTTTTCTTACAGAGCTATTCATTATGCACTTTCTGGTACTTGGAAACAGTATGTATTAGCAGACGATTCTGGAGTAGGTCTAGTACTCATAAGACGCTCTTCCATTTCGGTAGCTAGTTGATTGCAGGACTTAACGTCCATGAATAAACCATCGAAAGCTTGGACTTTAATATTACCTTCGAACATCATTATGAGTACTAGAACATACATGTTAGAACCAACCCTTTACTTGTTCAACAAGCGCTGGGCCATACTCTGCAGTAAGGCTAACAACTTCACCAACTGCAGCCATACCAATAGTTGCAACCGCCATAAATTCAATACCTGTCATGTCAATCTCCTTTCAAGAGAGTTTTGAGTTCAGTGTAACCACCTACATGATTACCTTCTGCATCCCATATTTGAGGTACAGTCTTTATACCAGACTTTTTAAATAAGTCAAGTACCCACTTTGAGTCATTGAGAGAGTAGTACTGCACTGCAATACGACTATCCCTCAATAAACCCATAGCATTGGAGCAGTGAGGGCAGTCAACCCGCCCCACTAATACATACACGCTCATGTCAGATCCACTATCTCGCATGTGTCTCCACTACACGCCATAGTTTGACTACCTGCAGTGTTGTCCTCATCTTCGTACTGAGTAAGCTCTGTCCAGTCAATGCTCTTAGGCATAATAGATAACAGTTGCTGATACTCTTCCTTAGTACAATCTTGATAAGGTGCCTGCTGATATGTGTGATCTGAGTGTGGCAGGAAAGACACACCAGACATCTCATCGAAGTGTTCGTACACAAACGCACCTACATGTAGCCATTCGTGGTCCCGCACAGAGATCGTCACGCTAGGCTTATGCTCACACCATGAGCGTTGATACGTCAGCCACGTCTTAAGCTGCTCTATGGCTGTCATATCGTTCCTAGTGACTGCTTTATTAGGTGACTTAACCGGGAAGCTAAACACGGTAGTAGTATCACCCTTCATTACGCACGGCTCGTTAGGTACACCCTTGTCTTTCATGAACTGTGTTAGCGGATCTTTATTATCACCACGGACAGTACGGATATAATAGGGACTGTGGCGAGCATGTATGCCAGAGGCACTATCCACCAGTTGCGATACCGTGCCTGACGGTTTGACGCATGTAATTGCAGCAGATACAGGTATACCAAGACGGTCAGCCCATTCAGAATTAGTAGATACAGCGATCCCACGAAGATATTCAAGTGTCTTCTCCAAGCCTTTGTTCTTATGGGTCATTAGGGGGTTGTCCATTATTCCCGTAAGTGACACACCAAGCAAGCGTTCCTCTTCTGTGTTTTTTGCCCACACCTTACGCAAGTAGGGGAACTTTGTGTATGAGGATTGAATGGTTCCCAGAATCGTAGCCAGCTTAACTTTTCTAGCCAGATCATCCACAGTATCCGTAGCACGTACAACTACCTCCGTTAAGTTACAAAACTGATATGGCCGTAAGATGATTTCACTACACGGGTTAGTACCAAAGTCGTAGTTGCTATCCCTTCGGTTATACTTCTCAGCTTGCTTCTTGCTTGCTTGCCGATTGAATACACCACGCTCACCTGACTTACTCTCTACCAGTGACTGCCACTCACGCATGAATGTCTCCATGTCAGGCTTCTCAGTGTAGCTCACAGAGTTATTAGCTAAGGCTCTCCATGCTGCAGTCTCCCACCATTGACCTGACTTAGCGTGACGCATACGATCATCTGATAGATTACTCAATGAAATCATAGCACTACGACGAACGCCACCGACTACTACAATCTGACCAATAAAGCACATCAAGTCATGACACTCTACGCTGCTTAACTTTCTGCCTTGTGCATTCTTGAAAGTTGTGATAGCAAAGTTAAATAGTTCTACTAGAGGCGCTGGGCCACTAGCTCTACCACCAAACGTCTTAAGCCTAGCACCTGCAGGACGTACCAATCCAATGTCCCACTGAGGGATTTCACCAGCCCATAGGAGTGCCAACAATTGTCTGAAAGCTTTAGCCCAACCTTCCTTACTATCCTTAACGACGATTGTAGTCTCACTGTCGAACAGTTGAGGGATCTCAGGGAGCTTACTAACGTATTGCCGTTCAACACTGAAGCCAACACCAGTACCGCAGAGCAAGATGTACATAGCCTCATCGAAGGACTTAGGGTCATCTACGGGTAGATAGCTACAGTTATACCCAGCAGTGTTGTCCCTGTCAAGTGCAGGGCCAGCAGTCATCAAGGCTCGCATAGATGGCATCACTTCCAAGTTCAAGATGGCATTGTGTATTTCATCTGACGTAGCTTGATCTACTTTGTTGTCTACTAGGTTGAGTATGTAGCGCCCTACAGTAGCACCCCAGTTCTCACGGCCTTCACCATCGTAGTACTTAGCGTAGCGTGATAGAGCAATGAAGCTCTGATAGTCTGTTGGTAGGTAGTTGTTCATTATCTGTTGTCTCCTGAGCCTTTAAGTTTACCTCGTTGTTCACGATCATCTAGCTTAGCCATGTTCATTTCCATGACTGCCCTTAGGTTGCCACCAAAGATGTTAGACAAGGCTGTTACATAAAACAGTACATCACCTAACTCTTTCAGTACTTCTTCATCAGAGAACTTAGACTTGTCACGGAATAGTTTCTTGACCTTCTCTGATACTTCACCTGCTTCACCTACTAAGCCTAGCGTATTTTCTACTAGACGTTCACGCCCTTTGGTGAATACTTTATCTTCTACAAACTGACTGTAGAAACGCACAGGATCTTTCTCGTAGTCTGTACTGTTCTGAAACATATCGAAGTAGCCGAATGCTTCTAAGTCTGTCTCGTTAATCATGGGCGCTCCTTTACATATAAGTTATCTACTTTAACATCATCTGTGTCGTAGAAAGTATCCATTATTAAATCGTATACATCCTCGCTGTGTGACTTTTCGTCTGAGGATAGTATGTTATTATTCTTATCTACTGCCATAATGAATGTTACACTGAATCTTTTAGTGTTCATTTGTGTGTCTCCACCCAACGTTTACGTAACCTGTTCAAGTACCAGATAGCTTTGTCTATATCTTCTAAACCATTCTTGTACTCGCAGCGCCACATATACTTAAGTACGTTAGCTGCTTGTGGTGCCAATGATCCAGACATATTCTCTGTCATAGCTTCAATAGCATCAATACATTCTATACCTGATTGATTGTAATGCACAGGCTTGTTTACTGGATCGTGTCCTGTCATCTTTGGTTCTTCTCTAATCATGCGTTACCTTGTGTCTTAGTGAATGCAGTAAGGCGTACAACCTTACCACCAGTACCTTCTACTTCCTCGTATATATCAGATTCTTCTGCCATGTCAAGATCTATTAATCTATTTCTCTCAGCTTCAACTGTATCATATACATAATCATCATACTGTGATACCTCTAGGAATGCCCCTAGCAAAGTAACTAAGTTGATCATCTGTGCTAAGTCTATCTTGTTTAAAGTGTTGTCCGGGTGCAACGCTATAGCTGTAGATAAGTCACCTGTCCAGTTACCATCTTCGTCATACTCTAGTGGCTTAAGTACAAAGGCTACCTCATTGTCTTTAATCTGATACGTCATTTAAGTTTTCCTTTTATGCTTAAGAGCAATGCGATCTACATCAATAGACTTGCCCTTCTCTTTCAACCATGCCTCAGGTATAACTCTGTGCGCCCACATGAACTCATTCTTGTCGCACCAATCAAAGTAACGAGACTTGGCTCCTTTATACAACTTAGCCTTAGCG